TTGTGGCGAGCCGAAGGTGGCTGAGGACAAATGAAAGACCAAGCAATGATGGCATTGTGCGCTCTTGTCTCAGGCTTTGCGCTGTTCTTTATCCTCGTGTTCTTCACGCACATAGACGGAGGCGGAGGGAAATCTGGATGAACGCATTTGTGACGGTGTACTTCTTGGGTTCCATTTTTTCGGCCGTGGTAATTGTGGGCCTCGGGGCCATCCTTTCGGACAATGGAGGAAAGTCGTGAACGACAGCGACACGTTCGCCTTACTAGTGTGCATAGCGTTGCTCGCCGCTGGTTGCAGTAGCCGCCCAGCGAACCATGTTGAGCCGCCTACGAATCGCGTATGGACGGAGGAGCATCGCGGGCACCTGTACGTCTTCCGTGGCTATCACGATGGGCACTTCCTGCACTCGCCGGAGTGCAAGTGCAACGCCAAAGGCAACGAGGTGAAGTGATGGGCATCACGCCGAAAGACATCGCCGCCCAGCGTGCCATGCTTGAGCGTGGCGATTCAATTCGCGAGTCTCGGAAGCAATGTCACGAGCGAGATCGGCTACGCGACAATTTTGCCGCTGCGGCGTTGACGGGGTGGCTTGCATCCCAGCAGACGGTGATAAACGCGGCGGAGATGGCGGCACGGTCCTACAAATACGCCGACGCCATGCTCCGCGTGCGGGAGCGAACAACGACAAACGCCTCGCCGGAGGCAGGTCGTCCTTCGATGGACGCAGAGGGCGAGCGGGTAAGAGCCTCCGTTCAGTCCACCGGCAATACACAGCAGCCGCAAAACGGTGCGCTATCGCCATGCGAAACGGTGCATCGGGAGCCGGTGGCGTTCGCCGTGGTGCGCAAAGAAATGACCGGAATCGACGTGTACGACGATGCATACGACGCCGCAGAGTACGCCGCTGTTCTGAATCGCAAAGGGTGGACTGCAAATGTCGTTCGGCTTGTGCCGCAGTCCTCGCCCACGCTCACCGCCGAGGAGAGGGAGGCGATCCATCGCGCCGAGGCTCGTCTGCGGACGGCTTATGTCCCTGACGATGCGACCGCCGCCACCCTCCGCAAGCTGCTGGAAAGGCTGAAATGAGCGACAATCTGATAACGAGTCTTCGGCAGTACGCTGAATGGGCGAATGGAACCGATCAGTCAGGCACGCATGACGCGATCATGGCGGCAGTTGACGAGATCGAGCGTCTCCGCGAAGCCATCCGCCGCCTCGCCGCACAGGAAGCCACGCTCTCTGTGCAGGGCGGCAATGTGACGGTGACGGTTGACGCCACGCTCACCGACGAGGAGCGGGAGGCGATTCAGTTGGCTGCGGAAGTAGTTGACGACGAATACTACGGCACAAATTGCAAGAAAGAACTCGCCGCAGCCGCCACGCTCCGCTCGCTGCTTGAGAGGCTGCACACCTAGTCTCAGGCACCGTCAAGTCGCGTGCAGCGACACATCCCCGAGACGTATCCCGAAAACGACGAAAAAGCGACGATTGCCGATACGATCAGTCGAAAATGTGCATCTTCGCCAACTGCCTGAGCGCCATCGCCTCGACTCGGGCCTTGCTGCCTGGCTCTGCCGGCAACTTCTGCGGTGGCGTCATGAACACTTCGATGTCCTCTGCCAGCGTCGCGGCCCGGTGCTCAACCTCTCGCACCGTGTCAAGGACAAGCGTGTGATCGCCTGCCTTGGCACGGTCGCATAGTTCGCCCTGCCCTCCCTTGCTCGGATCGTACAGCAGTTCAATCGTCCAAGTGATGCGGGCACCTACCCTCGCCAACTGGGTCAGCCACTTCCGCAACTGCGGCGAGAGCCTTTCGGGCATGCGTCTTCGCTTGCCCTTCGGCGGTGGCAATTCGTCGTCGCTCAGTAGAGACCGCTGTACCTCGCCCATGCGTGCGAGTGTCGCCAACGTGTCAAGTGCGGCGGGCTTCCCGGCATGCCGCACGCATCCATGTGCGATTGGTCATCGACTCGAACCACAGGCGAGCGAACGATTCAACGGCGTCAGTGCCGACATCGGAGTACAGCGCCTTCAGTTCTGGCGAGTCGCCCCACATCGCCTCAACGTCTTCCCTGACCTTGCAGATCAGCACCTTGGCATCCTTCACCGCAGCCATCTCACTCTCTGGCTGCGAGCGTGCCAGCTTCGTCCAATGTTCGCAATTCCAGCAGCGGCAGACGGCGTCAACGAACTCGTCAAATGCACGCCCAGCCGCAACGGCTCGCGGGCCGACTTCGGCACGCAACCGGCTGCGCAGATGCGGCAGCATCCCAGCCGGCGCGTCGTCCACGTGTTACCTCACACCCGCAGGTCGTGTCGGTAGCCCAGAGGTGGACGACGCGCCGGGCGGGCAGTTTCCTGTTGGGCACGCCTTGCCGCCGCACGTCGGGCATACGGTGCGGTGCCCGTCTCCGTGGACGATGTAGCCACGCCCGCCGCAATCGGCACACACTGCGGGCTTGGGCTTGGGAGGCTCTGGCTTCGGCTCTGGTGCCCGTTCTGGTGCCGTGGCGGCATACGCCACCGAGACCGCCGCTGAGGCTCTAGGAGCCTCTTGGTCGATCTGTGCGGGATCAGCCGACAGGGCGGCCAGGATCGAAAGCAGCCATTGCCACATGCGTCACCACCCCTGTCCGTGATTGAGGATTCTGTGCCCGCTCTCGTCTACCCTGGCGTGGACAACGTATCGCTGCTCTGCTGGCGGCTGCTCCGCAAACATCATCGCCCACAGCCCGAGGCGGGCGAGCCGCTGGACGAGCCGCAGGACCGGGCGAGTTGGCTCTGGCTTGACGGGCGAGTAGTCCGATGTCGCTGCCCACCATGTCAGCATCACGGCGACCAGGCCCACGACGACGGCTGTCTGAATTTCACGCTTGGTCATCGGTCCACGCTCCACAACGAGTACAAGAACATGACAACGCAGGCACCGATCACGCTGCCGATCAGTCCAGCGGGTGCGTCGCCAAACGGCAGACCGCCAGCGAGTGAGCCGACGATGCCGAGTCCGATGGTCGGCACCCAGCCTTCAGGGCAACGTCCAGGCATCACCCACTTGGCGATACCACCAGCGACGGCACCGAACGCGAGCCACAAAAGCAAACTCATGAGCGTCTCCTACTGTGCGAGATGGAACGTGTCTGCGATGAGTCGAGCGGGCGACGGCGTGCGAGCCTGCTTTTCAGGCGGTGCAGGCGTCAGCCACTTCCCGTGGTCAAGGTCTCTGTATTTGAAGCCGTCTGTGTCGCCTATAGCCCATGCGTCATCGAGCATCCGAGTCTCAACGACAGAGCGACGCGCCCAGTACGATCCGTCTGGCATGTCTGCCGGAACCTTTGGGCCGGCGATCCAATTCGGACCCCACGAGTTCAGAATCAGAACAAGGTCATCGGGCGACCCGTTCTTGCGGTGCCTAATCGCAATGGCGACTTGTTGGTGCATCCATGTGCCAGATGCCTCTGCGATGCCGTCCTTGTTGCGGACTGACTGAAATCCTTGCGAAGACGCCAGCGTGACCGGATAGCCAGACTCAATCGCTGCCGCCAATTCCGCCCATGTGCGAACGGCGACAACGTGACGCAGCGGGTGCTTCTTCGCCTCGGCATCTAGCCTGCCGTTGTCTCCCTGACCGCCGCAGCCATACGCACCGTACTGTCTGGCACGCTCGCCGGAATACTCAGTGAGATCAACGGTCGGATACTTCTGGCGATAAACGACGCCAAACTCACGCAGGAACTTTGCAACGCCGTAGCCAGTTGCGCCATCGCTCCACCCGCCATACGGCTGGGCACCGTCGCCTGGTTTGCCTCTCGCCTCGACACGGGCACCGCCGTACAGCGGCTCAGTAGCCGGTAGAAGCGGAGGCTCTGGCAGTTTGCCAAGCGACCAGGAGACAGCGTCGGCAACCGCGACCCCGTGCATGCCACCCCAGCTGGTGCAATCGCCGATTTGTTGCCTGCCAACTACGAACGGCTTGCCGTAGCGTGCCCGATGAGCGGCATCCAGTTGCCGATACAGAAACGTATCGACGCCTTTGGCTTCGTGCATCGCCTCGGCACCCGCCTGGCTGAAAAACTTCTCGTCACCAAGAGTCGCCAGAAACGCTTTCGTGCCCGCCGGGTCTGGCGTGTAGCCGAACTGCCCATCAATGCGTGCGGCGACCTTGTGCGTGGCACGCTCCACGAGCGCACCAAGGATCGCCATGACGATCACGAACGTGACTGCACCGATAGACCAGCGGTTAGCGCGTGACATCAGCAGCAGCCCTCGCAAGGTCACGCAATGCCGACACCCACGCCGCCCGGCTCTCAGGCGTCACGGGACCGCCGGAAGCCCCCACTGCATCGTCAAGAAACTTGTGGACTGCTTCCCTGACGTGCGGCTGACGGGCACCGATTGAATCGCCTTTACAGCGAGCCTCACGGGCTGCGATCCGCAACTCATCAAAGGCCACGCCGGTCTTGAGCCGCTGGTCGTGCGAGCCGTCGTATTCGATGCACGCCGCCAACTCATCGCACAGGGCCGAGAGCGTCGCGGCGTCGCTCGCCGCCTGCGGCCCGACGAACTTTCCCTTCAGCGTGAACGCATCAGGCGGCACTGGTGCCGGTGCAGGCGTCGGCGTACTCGAGCGGCTCGGCGCAAACGCAATCACCGCAGCCACGAGCAACGCCACAGCGGCGACGTAATGCCCGTCGATGGCGGGCACCTTGGCCGTGGCGTACCACGCTTTCGCCCTCTCCACGATCTGCGGACCGGCGAGCAGATAGACAGCGAACGCCACTAGCAGTGCTGTGATCACTTGGTTGACCTCACAAGCGGCAGAAGAGATTCAAGGGCACCAGATGCCAGAGCAAGGACAAACGCCCGCAGAGCGGGACGCAGGATCGCCCAGGCGGGCCACGCCACGAGCGGAACGCAACTGCCGGCGATCAGGTCGAAGAGCGAAGCAACGGCAGCGATGGCGATCAGCTTCTTTTCATGCCCGGAGATCGACGCAGTGGCGTCCAGCGTCTCGACGCACAGCCGCAGCAGGGCGACCAGCAGAGAACCGAACTCAGTCCACGCCAGACCGTCACGGGCGATGACTTTTGCGGTGGTCAGGAACGCACCGACCTTGTGCTCGATGTCGAGGAAAGGGTGTGCGGCAGCAAGCGGGGCGTCAGTGACCATGCCGCCAGACTAGGCGGGCTGGGTGGCGAACTAGACCGGCTCTGCCGGTGCCTTGCAGCCTTTGGTTCGCAGCGTTCCGGCGTTCAGTTCCGGCCACAGTTCGTGTGAGTGGATTGCTGCAAGAATGCCCCACGCTGCGTGCCCAAGATGCGGCTCGCTGCGGTCGCCGCCGAGGAATTGGTAGATGTGTGCCAAGACGTGATTCAGAAGGTCATGCACAGGCATTCCCTTTTCCCAGTTCCAATCGCCGTACTTTTCAGCGCCTTCAGCACACGCACGGGCGACTTCTCGCAGCCCGATGGGAGAGACAAGGTCGTAGCGAAACTCTTCCACGTCTGACGAGCGAACGGCACCAGTGCCAAACTTCGCTGTAGTGCCGGGGCGGATGTCGTCCTGCTTGGCGAGGATGCTGTCGCCCGTCCAGCGGATGTCGTCCGGTGCCGCTTCCATCTCACGCTGCCCTTGCAGAATCCAATCAACCGGGATCTGCTCGGCTCGCTCGGCGTGGTACTTCTCGGCGCTGGCCTGTGCCGCAACCTTCCACCGCTCGGCTGCGTCGCCTGCCGGCTGGCACTTGCCACCGTCGCAGCAGCCGCCGGCTAGGCGAGTCTCTACGGCGGCTCGCAGTTGTGCGTTCGTGTTCTCAATGTCCGTGATGTGTCCTTGCATGCGTTTCCTTTCGATTAGCACCCTCGCCAAGTCGGCAGCGAGTGACCCACTTGTGCCGCACCACTGCCCCTGAAAGCGATACGCTCGCTGGCGTGCTTCGGCGATGTACTCGTCAGTCAATTGGTAGTCCATGCGTCAAGCCTTCGCCTTTGCGTTGTCGCACGTCCTCGCATACGCCATGTGCAGTTCCGCTAGTCCACCCTCGGGCGAGTAGACGAATCCCTGCATCGCCCGCTCTGACCCAATAAAGCCTGACTCCACATGCCAAGCATCGGGCGGGACTATCGTGGGGTGGGTTCTAACGATGACTCCATCAATCGTGCTGATCTCTGCCGCTTGGTGGTGTAGGTGCCCGACGTGCCACTCGCGGTGCCTGCACTGCGACCACAAGGCTGACGCCTCCAGAGCCATGATGCCAGCCAGTTTTTTCTTTGCCTTGTCGCCGTGCGTGATGCCGATAAGGTTGCCGCCATGCGTCAGATACTTCCGGCTGGTGAACTCGCCGTTCACGGTCACACGGCGGTCGTTGCGGTATCGCTCGACAAGGATTTTCTGGAGCGCAAAGCTGAGAGCAGAATCGTGATTGCCGGGAACAATCAGCACGTCTGTTGCCACGGTATCCGCTGAGTGCTCAACCGCTCGAAAGATTGCTGACGCTGCCGTATCAATCGCTTTCTGTAGCCGAGAGTCTCGGTCAAGGTACGTGCCCGAGGTGGTCGTGCCCGATACAGTGTCGAAGTGCATTGTGTCGCCGGCCAGTACGATTGAACGCCTCACAACTTTTAGCCCGTTGCTTCGCTCAATGAGATTCGCGCTCGCCTTGGCAACGACTGCACTAGCGATGTTGAGGTCGTAGTCTGCCCCTGTTGTGTGCCGCCACGACCGGCTGCCCATGTGCAGGTCGCTCATCACGATCACGCTCCACAAGCCATCACGTTGCCGCTTGTGGGCTTTGGCTGCTGGTCGACGCACGTCCTTCTTTGCAGCGTCGATCATCGCCTGCACCACCTCACGAGTCGTCGGCCCGCCCTTGGGCTTGAGCCTGACGAACACCCGGTGCAGTTCAATGCTGCCACCGTCGCCGTCGCCGCACTCCCACTTGGTCGCCTCGCTGGCAGCAATCTCGAAGCGGGTCATGTCCGCCTCGACGTGCCGCAGCAAGTCCTCGACGGTCTTGATTCGCTTGGACGTTGAGCGTGCCTCCAGCACGTCGCCTGACTGCGACTGTGTCACTTGCTCGGTGTCAGGATTGGCGGCTGCCGCCTTGCCGACGCTGTCTTTGGCGATGTCTCGGGCGACATCGTCTCTCAGGCTTTTTCGAGCCATGCAATAACCCCCTGTTCGCCAACGTCGGAGATCCCACGAGCACGCATATTGGCAGCGATTGCCCTGGCGAGCGTCTTCCTGCGTGAACCGAGTTCGCCATTCTTCCACGCCGCTTTGATGGCGTTCAGTTCGTCGCGGTGCTCTGGTGCGACTCGCTCGTACCATGTCGCCGGCCCGTGCCGCACCACCGCCATTGCTTCACGTAGGTCTTTCAGTAGACCGCCGCTTTGGCTTTTCGTCTTCACGCTGCGCCTCCTTGCCCTCGAGGTGAATCCACCCGTCATCGTCTGGGATGCCGCCGCCAGCGTGCTCCTCGTCGTCGTCCAGCTCGGGTGGCAGGATCACCGCCTCGGGCTTTGCTGGTGGCTTGGTGCGTCCCATGCCAACAGGGTGGCAGGGCTGTCAAGCGTTACGCCGGGCGTTGGCAATCGCCCGCCGCACTAGCAGTCGCCCTGCAATATCGAGAAAAGGCAGGCCGCGAGCCTCGGCCTCGGCCCGCATCACGGCGACGACTTCGTCGATCCTCTCGGGCTTGCTTGCTTCGTCGCAGCCCCAGGCGTCCATCTCTGCGGCCTTTGCGCGGCACGAGCACGTTGGGGTTGGCTCGATGCCGATCCGTTTCAAGAGACGGGAAAGCTCGGTGCCGGGGCCGTGGGTGGGTGGGGCTGGATTAACTAATGCTGCGGCAGAGGTTGGGCCATCGCAGTTTCGCTTGCAGCGGCAGCCTTCGCAGGAGACTACATGCAGGCACACTACGCACTGGCACAGCGAGTGCTCCTTGGGAGCGAATTTGCATTCCATTGTCATTGCTGTGTTATCGACATAGTGGTCGGAAACGAAACCCCCGACAGCCCGCCTACAACTTGAAATGAACTATCCCCGAATCGCTTAATAAACCTAACAAATAAATAGCCCTGGCCAACAA